TTTCTTCGGGAGCAATTTTCCCATTTGACCCCAATTCATCTTTCCCTACATTATCAGCGTCCAATTCTTTCATTAAAAGAGTTTTAGCAACTATTCCTTGCTGTTTTAACAATTCTTTTGCCTTTGCACTTTCAGTGTTTTTGATCTTATCAGCCAACTCTAATTCAAATTTCTTTATTTGAAATCCTCGTTCATCTAAATTTAGTCTAGCTTTTAATATGTCGGTTTGTAATCTTATTGAATCAAGTTTTTTATCTTCTGCCTCTGCATCTTTTAATTTAGATGCTTTTGCTTTTTTGTTTTCTTCACTTTGTATGTTTGCTTGTCTACCTCTTATAAGCGCATCTTTCACCATTTGCTGACCTTGAGCGATAATAATATCGAGTTTTTCTTTTTCGTTGATCTTTAATTCCTTAGATGCTTCGTTTATATCTGATTGGTTTATCGGAGCTGTTGATGTTTGATCTCCGTAACCCATAGAATCCCGAAGATCTGCCGCTAATCCAAACGTGACAGCATCACTTAATCTCTCACCTATTAAGTTAAGGAATGACTTATCAAAGCCTGGACCAGTTCCACCTGCTGCCCTTTGTTCTGCATTTGTGTTTCCAAAGTTTATAAGGTTGTTTATATCTTCAACATACTCCGCTATCTTTTTGAATGCTTCTAATGTTGTATTTAGGAATGACATTAATCCAGAATTTCCAAGAATAGCCATTAGTTGAATTTGGAAGTTTTTGAATGAGTCTTTGAGTTGTTCCGCAGCTTCTATTTCTTCAGGTGAGATTAATCCCAGGTTTGATGCCTCATTGGTTAGTGCAACATAATCTTCCATCATAGGTAATAATTTACTGCCGGATCTTCCCAATAATTCCTGAGATACGGCTGCTTTTCTATTGCCACTTTCCATTAAGGATATAGCGTGGATGACAAGTTTAAAACTTTCAGCAGTACCCTTCCCATCGAAATCAGCAGCGGTTAATCCTAACTTTTCTAATGCTCTTTTGGCAGTGCTTAACCCGTCTCTTGCATCTTCAATCGTCTTTGACATCTTACGCATAGATGATTCGACATTCTCAATGCTGAGTCCTGATCTTTCAGCAGCAAATGACATCTGTTGAAATTCATCAGTAGTGATCTGCATGGACTTGGATTTTTTACCAATCTCGTCCAGCTTATCTATAAAATTAGAAATCTGCCTTACAGCAAGTCCTACAGATAATGCAGCCCCCAAACCAGCAAAGATCTTGCCAACAGATTTTGTTGAGTTCTTAACCTTGCCCATTTGCGAATGAAATTGTTTTGCGTTTGCTGTTATTTTTGCATTCAGATTAGCCGTTGACATTGTTCTTTAATCCCTTTATTATGTCTGCATAATTCTTTTTACGTTCAATCCCTTTTGTGCCGTTCTGCTTCATCATCTGGACGGTATAGAATCCTGTCATAGTGAATGGTGTCCTCCACTTAATGTCGAACTCTGACAACGTTGTAACCTTTCTACACGTTGCAACTATTGAAGCGATCCACTCTAAATCAAAGTTTCTTTTTTTTTTGAACTGTCTGTATTGTCTGTTTTCGGTAACATATCGAGCGCATTAAAACATATATTAAGATATTCCTGAATCTGAATAATAACTTCTAATGAATTGAAAGTTCCGAGAGATTCAGCAAACTTGAAAACCTTTTTTTCAAAGTCTGCATACACCGTTGATTTTAGATATTTCTCAAAAAATTCAGGACTTTTATTAGCTATTTTTTCAAACCTAACAAGTCCGAAAAGTGAATCAACTGCATTTTCTCTTTCCTTCAATATATACAATGCTTCGTTAATATGCTTTGTTTTAATATCATCTACATTTTCAAATCCAATAATGAACGGACTTTCTACAATCTCTAACAATGATAATACTGCAGTTGCAGGAGGTGGAAACTCAACACCATTAATAATCAGGTTTGCGCCTAATCCGTGTAGTGTTTCCTCGTCACGTTCTTCTGTTGATTGTAATTCAAGAATTTCCATAATTAATAATCCTATGCGTTAGCCGGTATTCCTACTGCTGTATAACGTTTCATTGTGACTGATAATTTTTTGTATTCTGTGTTTGTTTCTGCTTTCCCCACGGACATTACAGTATATTTATCTGTAGCACCCACGACAATTAAATCACCTGGTGCTGGTGCTGTGGTTGCGGAATCATATACATATTCACATGATACTTCTGTGACTTCATTAAATATTGTTTGTGCTCCAACATCGCCCATTGCGTTTTGTGCTGTTGCTTCGTCTGCGCTTAAATCTTCTGAGAAACTCTGAAGGAAACCCCACGTTCCTTCTGCTACGTTAGTCGCTCCAACTGCTCCGAATGGATATACAGCCATGATGTTTATCTCCTTATTATGTTTGTACGTGACATTTTATATTAGTAATTATTGTTTGGAATCTGCCTTCTTCATCATACATCTTTTCATTAGGATCAAGTTGAGTTGTCCCGTTGAATGTTATATCTCCCGCTACTGTTAATTCTGACATTGTTGTATTAGTTGCAATTTCTAGTACCTGTTTATATAGTAATTTAAGTTTACCCTGGTCCTTATCATCAATCAGATATGTAACTGCCATCAATTCTACTGATGACTCCCAAAGCGTACTTGATGGGAATTGCTGAGTTACAGGATTGACATTAACAATAACAGCTATATCAGAATTTATATCTTCCGTATTATCGTGATATCTTCGGACCGGGATTGAATTATCAGATATATAAGTATTAGCTTCAATTATCGCTATCCATGCAGATTCAATTTTATCTTCTATATCAATAGCCATTTATTTCCCCATTGCCCGTTCTAATCTACGTTTCATAGTCTTATTCATATATTTCACCATTCCGCTTTTAGCTTTGTTCATGGCGTGAGGAACTATTCCAGGAGCAATCTTACGCATTTCACCTCTTCTATTAGTTAATAATATATAAGGTTCGTTCTTCTGATGACTTCTATTAGTAACCCGTTGAGATCTTTGAGCGTAGGATGTTGATTTAGAATTCATTAACCCTTTGCCTGTTGATGCACCTAATTTCGGTAACATCATTTTCCACACAAACTTATAAAATCCTCTATTCTTTATCAGAGCTTTTTTGATTTTTTCGTTATCGTTTTTCGCATATACCCATTTGAATTTTTTTAAGGTTTTGTCGAATTTCTGAATACGAAATCTAATACCATACTCCCATAATATGCGTTCTTTCTTTTCACTTATCGCTTTGAATTTTCTATTCTTTTTTGCTTGTGGAGTTCTGATGGCTGCAGACCTTGCGAATGCAACGGCTGACAGTTTTAACATGCTCGGAAGACTGCGATTCATAGTAGTGCCGACTAAGAGTATAGCTTGTTCAAAAGATAACTTTGATGCGTCCGTAAACTCAATTTTAGGGTTAATTAGTTTTGGCATATTTACCCCCCATAAACAATTCAAGTTTCTGATTTGCGGAGTCTGATTCTTTTCTTAATATTCTATATTCAACACTCGATATTGTGACAAGTGAATGTGTATCAGGGATTGAAGATAGATCATTAATATTTAGGATTATGCTGAACTCGTAATCATTATCAAGACCGAACGCAGTATAATCAAACTCTCTTTTCAGCTTGGTCTTTGTGCATGAGTAGTCAGTTCCGGATATCGTAACCGTTGATGGAAGGTCTGCGATTATAAAATCTAAATCTACTGATAATTGTGTTAAGTCTAATGGCATAATTTTTAAAAAATAGTGGGTTTTTTACGCCCACTATGTCAATCTTGTTTTATTTGTTATATCTACTTATGCTGTAATGTTTTGAAACAAGTACCCTGCTGAGTATGTGAATACTTTCTCGTCTATGTACTGTCTAGCTCTTATGATATTGCTTCTTACTGCTTCGTCTCTGTAAGACTCAATAACTGCTGGACTGCCTGAATCCTGTGTCCATAAGAAAGAACGGCCTAACTGCAATGAGGCGGAAAGCATAGGAGACTGATTACGGATAAAAAGTAATGCATATTCGTCATCCCAGACATCTACAGATGAATTTTGTGCAGCTGAAAAGAACACTTGATCAAGACCTAAGATATGAGCTACTTCTGCGCCACTTGGAGCTACTTTATCGAATGCTCCACCAGTTCCACCAGCACGCATACCTTTGAATTCTGTCTGCTGATAGATGTTGCGGAATACTTTCTCCGAACATGCTAAACAGATTTCACCATCAACTGCTCCGCCAACATTTTGTTTCAATGTTAAAAGTGTATCTTGGATATCACTATAAGCCACGCCTGAAGCACTTGACCATTCAGTTGAAACGCCTGCTGTATATCCTGAAAAATTAGATGTGCTAAAAAGAAGAGCTGCTGCTCTAACTTCCTGTGCTCTGCGCAATCTAAATTCATTGATCTGAGCAGCAGCTAATTCCGCATTGAAATAAATTCCCATGCGTTTAGCTTCGCCATCATCAACGGCCTGTTCAAAACCAAACTCTTCACATGAAAAATTATCTGTTTCTATTTTTGCTTCTTGACGATTATATCCTGATCCTGGTGCTCTTGATCCAGCATTAGATACGTCTGTTATATTTTCGATTGGGAGTCTTCCAAAAGTGCCTGACTGAAATTCAGAATTAGCGATTGGAAGAATATCCAAGGCCATAAACTGACTATTAATATTAGTTGCATATTCGCCGACTGCATCTTGTAGATCAGGACGAATTGTTGCTGTGCTTGATACTTGCATAATATATAAATCCTTTTATTATTTATTTTTATTTAACTAGCTGCAACAATTCCTGCGCCCTCAAGAGCTGCAAGTATTGAATCGATTACGCCATTGTTGAGGTCTACTGCTGTTTTAGCTGCGGCTATATCGGCAACTGCGGCAGATAATTCTACTTCCATGGCTGTTACTTCGTCAACCAATGTCGCAAGAGCTGCGGCTGCATCGTCAAGGTCTGTTGCTGCATTACTTGTAACAGGTGTTGATTGTGCGGCTGTTGGAGCTGTATAATCTGTTGGAACTGCTGTTCCTGATGTTGTTGGATTTGCCATTGCTGCTGGATCTGAAATATGTGCAACTGTTGCAGCTTCTCCGCTACCTGATACTTTTGAAATCTCCACTAAATCACCATCTGCACTTGCTAACTCTGCAAGTCTACCAAGTGATTTCCCTGAGACAGTCGTAGATACTTTACCAGCGGCTGCTGGATATACATCTAATTCAGTCGCATATGCGGCGGCGGCTGTTACTAGAAAAGTTCCGCTATCATTCCACAATTTAACTGCGCATTGTGCACCTATTGCTGATGCTACCATTGTCACACCAACTGAATCTTCGCCTGCGCCTGCTACAACGAGCAACCCGGATGAAAGTTTAACAACCACGTTTGCTGTCAATGCAGTTGCGCCGGTTGTAAATGATTTATGTTTATCTGTGAATCCATTCATTATTAAATTCCTTATTTGATATATTTTTTATGTAGTTCAGGATTTTCTTTTATTGCCTTGCTCCATGCTGTTGATGCACTCATACCTTCTGATTTTAATGCGTCTACGATTGAAACAATATCCTGTTCTGATTCTTCTTCGCTGAATGCAACAGGCTCTGCTCCTGCACTAAGTTTTAGATCTTCATTTTCTTTTTTGAGTTGTTCATTTTTTAGTGTCAAAATTTCAATATCTGATTTTCCGTAATGCTCTTTTGCGAATTCATAACCCTCGGCATCTGCCATTAATTGGAATGATTCAAGTTCATTAGGAGTTACAATTTCAGTTGGAACGGTGACGGTTGATAGTTCTGTTTTGGTTTCTGGCACTACTGGCACTACTACATCCGCAGTATTACCCGATTCGAGAGATTCATCTTCTACTTCTATTGTTTTTTTGTCTATCATTTTACTGCCTTTTCTAAGTTTATATTGATTATATCGTATTTTGAATTGTTCCATTATTTCAGGTTGTTCATCAATTATTTTTAGAACTTCAGGATGTGTATCAAGAAACTCTGTTACCTGTGAAGCCATAGTCATACGATTGAAAGCGGAGAAAACACCATTCGGATTAGCTGCGGGATCATCCACGAAGTCGCAAGCTAATAATTTTTTAAGTTCAATAAATGTCTTGTTTTTTGTAGTGAATCCTTCGTATATTTTTTTGCCGTCCTTATCAAGTTGATAATGCTCGCCCTGCTCAAATACAATTGACATACCGAATGCAGTATCATCTTCATCTGCAAGACTTAGAACATAATTATATAAATCACCGCCTGGAGCTTCTTTCGCTGAATTGCTTAAAAATAGATCCGCTTTAGCCTGATCCCCTACACGTCTGAAATTTTTTAACCGGCCTAAAAATGTTCCAAGTGCAGTACTTGACATATTTGGATGACCGAAGCGAACTTTTAACCCTTGTTTATATGAATTCCCCTGGTCAACGGTATTGTCTATAAATTCCGAATCCAACCATACGCCATGACCTAATGCTATTCCTAATGTGGTAGTTGATACACCCTCAATAATACCCTTTTCCATATTGATATTGGATGGTTTCACTCCAAACAAAGTTGAGGTCATTAACCATTTATCATTCTTCGCCATTTTTTTTCTCCTTTGTTTCAGTTTCGGTTTTTTCAACTGTTGCATCTCTTTCATCAATCGTTGTCTGCCCCGGCATTCCTGAAACTATATTTACGCCTGATTTTTGAATCATATTTTTTTCTTCTTCTAATTCTGCCAGTATTTCTTTGAAACTGTCACCGTGGATTATTGCTTCTCTTGTTCTGCTTGATAATCCTGAATCTATACGCTTGATTGCTGCGTCAATTTCCTTAACTTCTTCAATCCACGGACGGCCCGCTGCCCTGAATGCAAATTTAATTACGTCAGGTGCACCGTTCAGTAAGCCTTCATCTCTCCATTGCTGAATTTTCCATTCGCCAATTTGCATATAGACATCATGATTTGATTCTTTTTTTGTGCGTGAACTTGTTTCATATTCAACTCTGTCCTGTTTCATTGCTGAATAGCTAGCTTGCCGGCTGTCATAGAACGAATAAGGAATATCTAATGCAAGTAATCCAATTCTTACCATTAATTCTGTGTAGTCTCTAAATTCTGCGCTCGGTGTTTTGCTTTCGATTGTGTCTATTTTGTCGCCTTGTTCGAGTTCAAGTTTTAATCCTGGCTTCAAATCAAATTTATAACCGCCGTTTGATACTGTTGCTGATGTTCCAGCATTCCCTGTTGATATATCTAACTCGTCAAATCCTGACGCTTCTGTTTGACTCGAATCTGAATGAATAGCAACCCCGAACATTGCGTGCATTTTTGCTTTGATTAACTGATATTCCCATGATTCCACTAAGTCTTGATACAGATTAATTGCTGATGTAAGCGGACTTACTCCCCTAGTTTGATTGAATCGGGTAAAATATCCATCAAAAATCATTGATTTCGCGGGAACAATCTTATCTAATAGCGTTCTGGCTTTCTCTTCTCTCGTAACTGCATACCCTGAAACTCTGCCATACCGATTAATTACTAATCCGTTTTCATTTACATTTTTGGTAAATTTGGAATTATAAGGCTTTGCGATTGATGACCCTTCAATTCCCTGTAACATTCCTGAACTCAACTTATACAGTCCTGAATCCCCGTCAGTGACTTTTGAGGCTTCAAATAATCTGACCATTCGCTTAATTGAATGACGGCCCGCAATATCACAGTTATCTTTTCTGCCCCAATTTAGCCATAGCCAGTCAAGAGTATCGTTAAGTTTTTCGTCACCTGTCATTGGATGAAATGAGAATTGAGTTACATAGTCAAGATGTTTACGGACCATCCATGAAACTAATGTTATGTTACGGATCTGATCTTTCGTTGTCGCAACTAATTTTTGTCTTGCGTAAGGTTTTAATTCCTCTTCTTCTGACTTAATTGAAGTCCTCGGACGTTTCCTTGACGGATTATGTTCAACCGCGTTATATCCAAACTTCGTTATCAGATGATTAGAATTATCTAATAATGTCGCTGATGTTTTTAATTTTTGTGCCATTAACAATCCCAGTTTATTGTTGATTAATTATAACCGGACATATTAGATTGAGATACTCTCGGACGTGTCGTGTTATTCTCTCTATTCAATCTTGCAATTAATGTTTCTTCTCGAATTGTGAGCGCCGATAAACTCGCCCTTGTTACTGATCTACCATCAAGAGTATATGACTGATTATTCAGGACCGCTGTTATAGCGTCCTGTACTTCATCAAGTAATGCTGTTGTAGTTTTTGCCATATTCTTATAACCTTATATGTACGATTGAATCTTTTTTGCATTCATTGCAGATTATGTAATATTTTTTTCTGTCAGGTCTATTTTTAATTTTGGAAATGTGTGTGGAGATATTGCCGCATAAGGGGCATGGGAATGTAGGTAGTATGATTTTTACAGGCTTTTTTGCTGTTGTTTTAGCTTTTCTTTTCGTAACCATAGTTTTACCTGAAATAAATTGATAGAAAAATAGGCCTATAATTACATTAAACCCTAAAAATGGGTTATACAAATAGCACTCAGGGATAAAAATTAGGTACGAAACGAGATTTTAGGACACAAAAAAAGCGAATCAATAGTTAATTCTATCAATTCGCGCTTTAACTTCGGCGGGTTCTTACGCCCCTTTTATTATTTATCCTGTTCTTTTTCAATCGTCAACCGAAAATCTAACTCTTTCAGATAAGAGTTTAACAAATTCAATCCTCTGCCTTTCCCCCTACAATACCAGCCAGATATAGTTTGTTTCGGGACGCCGCTTTCTTTTGAAAAGCGATAATGAGACCACCCCCATTTTTTTAGGAAGTGATCTAAGTTTTTTAGTGGTTCGTTCATGTTGTTTTTATCCATTCTAAAAATTAAATATCACTATTTAGGATTGAAGTTCTTTTAATCTTCAACCTTTTAATTTCATTGATGATATCTGCCCAATCTCCGTCACAATCTAATAAATTGGCAATCTCAATTCTCTTTTTAACCTGATATTTTTTCATATTAATATATTTTGTTTTGGCTTCTTTTAATGTTGTTATCTTTTTCATAGTCTTAATCCTTTATGTTTAGTTTATCTCTCTCTTGTTACTTATAATATAGTCCTATTTGCGGACTATATCAAGTACTAAAAGCAATAAAGTTATAAAAAAGGCAAAAAAAAAGCGATGTAATCGTGAAATTACACCGCATTGATCGTTAATTTTTTCATTTATCCATAACTAGCTTTGCCTTTTGCCTTTTTTGGCGGAGGTTTTGGCTTGCTTCTCCATGATGCTTCCCCTCCTGTGATACTTGCCCCACATAATCCCGCTGCTACTGTTGCGATTATCTGAGCATCAAGTAAATCATTAACGTATCCGGGCCGGTAGCTCCAAGCGTAATAATCATTTATATCTCCTCGCACAAATTCGCTTAACACCTCGCAACAGATATTCTCAGCATAATGTTTGTGCCTCACCGGATCTTTGCCGTACAGTGAAATACTTCCAGGTGCTGACGGTTTCAGTAGGAATGCTTTCTGAACCTGCATTTTCAATATGTCCGTATTGTGAACAATTACATTTGACTTGTATTTTGCCCATTCCGTTTTGTGGAAGTTTTCGCCTGCCTTTCCCACTAACTTTGTTTGTTTGTAACTCTTGCCTCCTCTTCCCCTACTCGGCATTGTAGGTATGCCCATCGTTTGGCTTACGTGTTTACACCCTCCAATTACTGAACCTGTCATATAACCGCAGTCAATCAGTATTCCGTCAATCCTTTTTTTGTCGCCATTTCTTATATACTCTTTTCTGTTGATAATAAGATCACATACATTAGATATTGCAGCATGAATAGCCTGTGACTCTGATATACCATTTCCATCTGTTGATTTCCATACATGCCCCACTTCAGGATATCTTCCATAATCGACAACGTAAGAAGTCATGTCATTACATACAGCATTAACGACATAATTAATCCCTCTCTCGTTGACATTAATGTCAATTCCAACTGTGAGAAAATGAGTTTCAGGCGGAACTTGAAATCTCGGATAATGATTGACCCTGGAACAAACAAGATCAACACTCAATTCATACAATGAAACTATCTTCGCAATCGGATCATTTTGAAACTCTGCATAGAACGCTGATTCACCTCGTTCTAATAATAGATTTTCAGCGTGTTGAAGCGCACTTAGTTCATGGTCGTACTTTCTATGCTCCCACCCTACAATCGACCCCCTGTCCATCTCTTCTTTATTCTGCTTGTAGAACTCAGTTGCTTCAATCCCTCGGTTTCCTTCAAGGATGCTTACTTTTCTGATCTCTTCATATTCTTTCCAGAGTGTTTCCTGTGCATCAGGCCATTGATAAATTAATTTACAAACTTCCCCCTGCCAGTCTGGGTTCTTGATCTGATTCAACATTCGTGCTGCTAGGTCATCCCGATTAATAATTGTACATGGCATTATCCCGGCTATCTTTTTTTTATGGCCTGCTAATCCTAACACCGCACCATTAATTAATGCTTCTCGCTTATCGCACTGGCTCGGACTTGCTGCAACCTCATCATCCTGTGGATCATCCGCAAAGAAAAAATCAGGCCTTATCACATCACCGTTTGTTGTTTTATATTTTAGCCCTCGTAAATGGCCCATTAATCCTTTTGTGTGAATTATTACCTCGCTGGATGCACTGCCAGGGATTGCCGGAAGTATTATTTTTGTTTTTGTCCATTCAATATGTGTTCGTTCTCCATTCACCGTTTGCGCTTTAGCTTTTAAGGCCACGCCCTTTAGGGCCATTACCGGATAACTTACCTCTGGAAAATCTTCCGATATCATCTCATTAGATTCAAGTTCAACTTTAATACTGCTGAGTATTGATTCAGCAGATGCAGCATTGGCACTGATCGGAACAATATATTTCCTGTACCCATACAATGCTGCAAATAATACAGAGCCTTCAACAACTGTAGTTTTCCCTGAACCACGAGGCATGGCCAAAGCAAATAGTCCTCCATGAAATATCGCTGTTTCAGTTTTCTTGATAATTTTCAAATGGTCATTACTCCAAGGAAGATAGAACGAGTTGCGTAAATATGTTTTCAAAAATAAAGCAAGATCCTTTGAACAATTTAATCTTCGTTCAGGATTGACTACTGCAGGGATGTCTCCAATATCCCTTTCAAGCTCTCTCTTTTTATTAACAAATGCTCTTTTCTGTTCGGTCCAGGTCATCCCCTGCGGTTTGACTTCTCCACTGCCCTTGTTCAAATCTAAAAACTTGGAATAATAACCTTTTGATTTATCACTCATTCAATTTCTCCTGTGGTTGAGAATTTCCAAAATCAGAAGGCAGTCGTTGATATTCAACGTATCCCCTGTGTCGCCCCATCGTTTTTAGATAAAATATAATAGCTGTGTTATCGCCGTTCTTGATATTCTGAAAGAGCATAGACTCCGCAAAGTCTATCATCCCCTCCCTGACTTCATCAACAGCCTTTCTGAATATCTCATCGTTATGATACCAATCATAAAAATTTGATTTACTTATCTGTAATTTAGAACAGGTCTGACTTAGATTTGTTGCCGTTGATCTGAATACCTCAATAAATTCCTTTTTCTTTTCCTTGATTTGTTTTTTATTCATTCAGCTATCCCCGTTTCGAATACCTCCGCAGAATCAATATTTTTGAGGTTGCAGTACCGTTGGACTATTACATCACAATATTTCGGATCTAACTCCATCATTCGACATTGGCGGTTTGTTTGCTCACAGGCGATTAGGGTTGAGCCGCTACCACCGAAACCATCATAAATAATTTTTTTATCACTTTGATCTTGAAGAGCCATAGCAATTAATTCTATAGGTTTCATTGTTGGATGTACCGTATTTCTCTGTCTTTTTAATTCCCATACATCTCCCCTCAATGTTTTTTGTCCTCCAAATAAACCATAATAAAAAATTAATTCATGTTGCTTATAATACTTATCTAAATATTGTGCTGGATTTACTTTATCCCAAATAATCATTGCTTTCGGCTTGCATCCTATCGCCTCCATAGATGCCTTGAAGAGATGAGAATATTGCCAAGAACAACAAACATACATAGTATCGCATGGCATAAGTGATCTGGTTAAGAAATCTGAAAAATCTATATCACTCATTTTATCATTTGCTATCTTGTCTCTTTTATCACTTACTGTTTTATAATCTATATTATACGGAGGGTCAGTAAAAACCATATCAGCCTTTTCGCCATTCATCAACTTTGCCACTTGGTCTGAATCCGTACTATCCCCACACATCAATCTATGATTCCCAAGTTGATATATTCTACCCAACTCAGTTTTTGGAGTCTCAGGTATACCAGGAGCTTCATCTTCTGTTACTTCACAATCGCTGGTAATCTCAAAATCCAACTCATCCTCACTGAAACCCCATTCAACCAAATCATCAAAATCAAACGCATCCTCCAATACATCGAAGTTCCATTCACCTGTATTTTTATTGCTCCTGATGTTATACTCCTGGCATTCAGCCTCGGTTAACTTCTCACCCGGCACACGCACATCTATCTCATGGTCCGCACCGTACAGTTCAAGCATTATCTTCAACCGCTGATGCCCGGCAAGTAACTGATTATCAGTATTGATTGCAGGTAATTCCACCAAATCAAATTTCTTGAAACTCGCTGTTAAATCCTCCCTTTGCTTATCTGTTAGATTCCTAGGATTATGTTCATACGGTATTAAATCTTTCAGTTTTCTCTGTTCTGTTTTCCACTTCATTATGTGTAAGTCCTTTTTGTTACGGTAACTATATAGAAATTCAGGGTTTCCCTTTATGTGCCTAATCCAAAAAAATTAGGCTGGAGAGTACCTAATACGCCCCCTATACTGATATATTATTCATTGCCTTGTTTGTTAAAGCATACTCTCCAAAGTTATCTATCACATATTTATCATAAGCATCTGAAGCAAGTTCAGGCGTTAAGTAATATCCTAACCATATTCTTTCCCCCTTTACTCTTGTGTATGCCCTGTAATTTTTTTCCCTGTTTCCTTGCTTATCATAACAAACCCCTTTGTATTTGTTTTTTCGGTTTTTATTACCCTTATTATTTCTAGCGTTTTCGGATCGTGTACAAGCTCTTATATTTACTTTTCGGTTATCTAATCCGTTATGATTTATATGATCTACAACTAAACTATTTTCTTTATACTTTGATCCAAATAGTATTAATCGATGAAAGTTTAACCTTGTTTTATCTTTTGTATTTCTTAATCTTATATAGTTCGTATGTTGTAGTTTCTTTATCTGTATACGAAAACCTTTATTTCTGTATTCTTCTATCATATCAACATATTCTTGATCTATTATTATTTCATATTCATTGTTATGACCAATGTATAAATAAGCATAATCCCCACGAATAACCCATTCTTTTCTTTTACATTCTTTCATAATCCCCTTCCATAAATCTTAACGCCTGATATCTTCACTCTACGCCTTATCATCCTTGCACGTTTGCGTGGTATAGGATTCTTTCCACGTTCCCATCCCTTGACGCTTGCTATCGATACATTGAGAAATTGAGCGAAGTCATCCTGGAACATGTTCACGCTTGATCTTATCATCTTGAGTTGCTTGCTTGTCATCCTCGCTCCGTGTGCATTCGTTAATCTTCTTTAGGTGGTTCAGGTCTTGACGTAGTTGCTGGCATTGGGTATATTAATGGTTGATATCCTCCATCAGGTTGTGCCCTTTACACTCGCATAGATTCTTACCTTCTAGTTTCCTTATCCGTTCATTCAGCGTTGAATCTCTGCTCATTGCCACTTCGAATATCATATCAATGTCTGCCTTGTTTGAGAGGTTTTGCATTAATATTGCTATTTGAGTTATAATCAATATCACTATTATAATTATTAATATTATCATCATAGATTCCTCGTTCTGTTAAAGTAATGTTTACTCTTATTTGGATGTGGGTTTTTCATATCTTCTAGCTGTTGAATCAGTTGATCTATCTCATCAATATCCAGATGATTACGGTTGAACTCTAGGCACTGCATCAGGTGTCTGAAATGACTATTCATTATAGTTTCTTTCTTTTTTATTTTTCATTTGTAGCCTTCCTTAGTTTAGGTTCATTAGGACAACCACGAATTTCCCTGTTTCCACATAGCCACTCGTTAGAGCGAAACTTATAACCTTGACCTTGGGTGAAAGACCCTGGGTCAGGCCTGGCCCAATAACATTTGTACATTGGACAATTTACTTCTGATACATCCACCATCTTTTTTAATCTTTTGTCTTTAATTTTCATTTACTATCTCCTGTTTGATGGTTAATATCCTAATCTAAAAAATCAATATCATCAACCGCTATATTTCTTACTATTCCATCATCTAGCTCGATTATAGCTGTTGAAAAATTGCCTATACCTGTTTCATACTCGATATAATCACAGCCAAAACTCAGAAATGTTCCAATTTCATCTTTGACTCGACTACTATAATTATCATCTTCTAATCGTTTCCAAGTATAGGTTTGTACTGGTCTATTATTCATCTTTAAGCCTTTCACGTTTTTAGCTCCTTAGAGCTGTTATGTTCTTCCTTTTTAATCTCCTCTTTAGCTATTGCGATAACAGTTTTTTTGTTAAAATCCATATCGTAACATTCAACGAGCTCCAATGCTCTTTCTAAGACTTTGATACGTTCATCTTTCACTTCACAAAGCCTTTGCAAATCACCTTTTGTGTGAAAAACAGAACATATTTTTTCATTTTCTATCTCCTTTCTAGCTGATTGCATAAATGAAACTGTATCTATTCCAAAAAATTTCATTAAGTCTAAAGTCTTCACCAAATGATATTTTTCCTTCTCTCGGAGTCTGATGATATTTTCAGCTTGCTCTAAAAGCTTAAAGATTTTAGAATTTTCTCTAGCAAGATCTTGGTTAGCTAGATAAAGCCTACTAATTTTCTTTTGACATTCTTCATGGGTGTTTCTGTTCATTTTTAATTTCCTCGTCATTAAGTCTCTCAATTATTTCATTGATCTTGAACATTATTTCCAACGTTGATGGCTGATACATTCCACAGCAGTCACCATTTCCATTGATTATAGAATGTTCTTCCAATGGTTTTATTTTATCACTCATTGCCTATCTCCTAATTCTTTTTTTTCTAAAAAACTTATAAAATTATCAATAAAAGTTCTAAGCTTTTTTAGCTTTTTAATATATTTTTTCCCATTATTTTGTTTACCGCTATGAATCTTAACTTTGGATTGGCAATCAGCTATTTCTAAAAAACTAGCTTTTCTTTTTTCCCCACCCCAATTTACTTTCCCTGAATACGCCGCCACTGAGCCAGTATAAGAACTTAAATCATCATTTAGCCATAACCTTTTATTATACTTTTTCATTTTCTATCTCCTGTTCAGCTTTTTTAATCCTCTTTTCGAGTCCTCTGTCATAAAAAACAATACTTGAAGACAGAAACTCTTTATGTAGATCTTCTAAGGCTCTCTCTAACACTTTGATACGTTTTATCTGCTGATCTATTATCTCATCTAGGTTATCCCATACATGTGTTACACTTGGTTTCATAAATATTTTGCCTCCACTATTTTGTATGTTACTGTTCTGACATACTGCCCCAAGTATTCAAGGACCTTCTCCGCTTGAAATAGGTCTATAACACCTGTTGCGTAAGTTTCTTTTCCATCATCTGTCTTTACAACCCTGTATTTTTTCATATTACCAATCCTCCAATTTTAGTTTCATATTTTCCCATTTCGCAGGAAATCCGATTGATTCCATTTCCTCTTTGAGTTCTTTATATTCAGGGTCTTTATGCAGATATGGTCTAAGCCTTCCACCTGTCGTTATATCATATATCCTGCCTATGTGTAAACCGTAATGTTTTGCTATCAATTTGGCTTTTTCCCCGAGGATATTCCTAAGATATATCATTTCTCGATGGTCTTCCTCAGGGATTGATGTAGATCTCGGTGCTATCATTCCCTTTCTCATATGTGCTGTTGATGATGGTCTTGATAGGCCCTCACCCATGTGTTGAAATCGTTCATTCATACTCTCCTGATCCTTTCTATTGACTGATAATAATGCTGCTTGCTGAACGTTGGAATCATTTTGCCTTGCTTTCTACACTCCCGGCATATCAAATGGTAAGTCTCTGTCTCGCAGGATGGACACACATAATTTTTTTTAATGTCGGTCATTTCGACTCCTTTAACCACTTTTTAAATTCTTCAAGATTACGGTAAAAATAGATGCAATAGTCACATTCTAAACCTGTGCAATCTTCTTCTGATATCACTATTTCGCACATCATTTCCTGAACCTCTACTTCAAATATATTTTTATCGACTTCCGGCACTGATAGTTTGTTGAATGTTTTCATTTAGTCACCTTCGGTAGATTCTTAAGGTCTATGTGACGAGGTTTTTTCATGTCCTTAAACTTTAGGACTCCTTCTCTGCAATAATTATCCAGGATGCAGTCTCTACATTTTGCCTGTGATGCGCAGTGGTCTTTTACTCTTTTTGTGTTTCGTTTGTTCATGTTGATTCCCTTTCGCTTCTTGGATCTAATCTTGTGCCGCACTCTTTGCACCAAACATGTCTGATATCTGAATCGCTCATATCGATTATTAAATCACCTTGCACTCCACAATTATTGCACTCTGGTACATCCCAACTGATTGTAATCTTTGTATTCATCTTTCAATTTCCTTTAATTTTAAAGCTCCTGAGAGCTGGTTAGTATCTTTACACGTCTTTTACGTTAATATTGCTGTCAGGCCGTTGGAATCGCTTAATTTTCCTGTTTCTTGCTCGATTACTTTATTATAATTTAATGCCCATCGATACTCTATATTTGCCCCTTTTGAATTCTCCCATCCTCGCAGCATGTACAGATGAGTTGCGATCTCAACCATTGGACGGCACAGCATCATGTATTCAGCGTGTTCTAATCCATCTGGATGAATAGCTGGGTTAAGTATCACACTATCGCTAAATCTTCGCTTAAGGTCTAGTTCTGCCCGATAAAAGGCAGTTCTGTTGTAGTTTGGTATTCCTGTCATTGGTCCTGCTATGTAGTAGATTCGTTTCATTCCTCCACCCTTCTAGGTCTTACTTTTCTTATTACGTTCGGATGTTGTTCATATTCATTTTTGTCAAGTCCTGGCTCATCAGGTAGAACATTTTTGAATATTTAATTCTTGGCATTTTAGAACCTCCGATAATTATTATATATTAATTTTAATAGTCACTTGCCACCTCTTCCCCTATATACCCCCCATAGGACTTTATATATATACCATTTTTACTATATTTATTATTACTATATCCAATGTTTAAATATATGTGGCAAATGTGGCAATGTGTAAAAAGAGATAACTATTAAAGACTTATATATGACACATAATTGACACAAGACACATCTTTTTACTTTTTGACACATTGCCACATCTTTTCCCAACATTTGTTTTTTGTTTTTTAGGTACTTTTCTTTAGTTTTTTGCCACATCTTCTTATTTTATCCATATCAAATTAAGGCTATTTTTTCACCTTTTATGTCAATTATTATGTACCCTTCATCATCATTATTAGCATTCCAAAACAATCCCCTGCGACTATAATTATCCTTGATTCTTTTATCAGATAAATAAACAAATTTATCTTTTTTAATATGATTTTTTATAATTTGTGTAGGATATGTTTTAAAATGTGGAAACCATAAATTAAAAACTGGTGAACGAATAAATATATTTTTGCTACCAGGTCTTAATCCTAATAATCTTAGTTCTGTCATAATCTTATCTTCAATGATATTACACTGGTCAGAGCTATAATCAGCTTCTGATTTCTTATCCATTAGATGTTGAAATATAGAATTATATTGTTTAAAATTATCACACATTGGAGCTAATACAGTTGACTCAAATTCAGGAAATCTTGTTGCTGTTGGATATTCTGTTGTATTATTTTTTATTATGTCTTGGATGTCTGAAAGTATGTTGAATCTATTTTTCTGAATATCTTTTAATACAGTAGATTTCCAATATTTGCTTTTCTCTGATGATGCAAGATTGATAAAATATGATCTGCTTATAAGGTCTGTGTCAAGCATTGCACTATTAGCAGTAATAATATAATTGAATCTATTTCTTATTGTCGTTTCCCCTCTGCCATATACTGGACGACCCGAAATAGTGTTAGCTGTTGTTAGTCCTGCAAGAAAAGGACTTTTAAAAACACCCTCTACATTATCAATTAGTACTATCCGTTTTTGACTTGCAGAATTTGAAACTAATCGTTTTTTTAATTCACTTTCATTATTACGGATATCTTCAAAATCTATTGATAAAACTGATTTCGATTCCAGTGTTAATCCATACAATTCAGCTAACATATACGCTATTGTTGATTTTCCAGACTCCTGCGCTTTTGATGAGTCAATAATCCATAGTGGTTTTGAAGCATTAGAACATAACGGAGCAGCAAACAGAGTTTTCAGCATCACTAAATCTTCTGTAGTTGCTGGATTAAAATGTAACATAAAATCTTCAAAATATCTATGTTCAGGATGAGGCGGAGGAAGGACTACTGGTAGATAATATATGTATGGTTGTGGTGGAAGATCAGGAACATATGAAAATCCCTCAAATTTTTCAGAGTCAGATTTTAACGCACTGAATAACTCTGACTTTGAAACAGCACTATCAAACTTCGCCCAGTCTGTACATTTATTGCTTTTTGACTGCATCCATGCGAATAACTCCGATACATTATATATATATTGTATCTTTTTGGTATCTTTATTATAATCGAATAATTCCTCACCGATCAATTTCGGAAAACCTAAAAATCTATTGCGGACTTCTTTTATTAATTGATTTAATGTTTTTGCTATTTTTTTATCTTTTGTCTTTCCGTTATCATCTGTTTCTTTAATTGTAATGTAATTGCTGAAATCGTATTGGTTTGCTTTTTTTGCTACTTCTTTTGTGTATAGTTCAGTTGATTCGTTAGTAAGTTTTGGAGTATTTTTGATTAATTCTATCAACTCATCTTTTGAATGGTCCATTAAATAATCGGAAACATCTCCTTTAGGTTTATCGCTTGTTTTAACAATTTTTACACTTTCAGCAATGCCATTTAATTCTTGCGTAATCAATAAAGCGTGTTCGTTGCCGGGATTATCGTTGTCTGGCAGTATGACAACATCCTTTTTCCGCAGAACTTCGTTGTATTCTTTGCGCCATTTCTTAGATCCACCGCATACAGTCGTTGCAACAAGTCCAATACTTATTATTTTTTCTGCATCTTTTTCTCCTTCAACAATAATAACGTAGTTTGATTCTGCTATCTGATCATAATTAAACAGAATAGGTTCAATGTCTTTAATTCCCCATCCGTCAGGTGTTCGCTGCACAAATTCTTTTTTTAATGTTTTATGTTCCATTCTGACAACTGAATGAACACATTTTCCGTCCTTTTTGTAATCGTACTGACTGATAACTTTGTAGTCTTTATCTAATAACGATTGAAATCGTGTTTGCTGTTTTACGGCTTTTCTTTTTATGTTTACTGGTTTTAAATTATAGTGTTGTCCTAAAAATTCCTGAGATTGGATAATGTCTCCACCAAACTTAATTTTTGCACATAAATCAATTATTGAACCTTTTTCGTCTGTAACAAAATCCGTCCAACCTTTTTCATTTATACTTAATGCTCCTGAATCACTTCCACTTCTCCAAGGTATATTAAAAGAATTACCTGATACAGGATTAATACCTAATATTTTAATAAAATTTAAACAATTGCCAATTTCCTTTATTTCTTTATATGAGTAAAAATTCATCAATTATCCTCACTTAATTTCTGCAATACAGTTCTTTTTTTTGGTACAATATTTATTGCTCTTTTCATTGCTTGCATTTCGCCAATAACAATACATTTCTTTTTTGCTCTGGTTATTGCCGTGTAAATCATAGGCCTGTTTAATAGTGAATAGCTATCTCTTTCCAGGCATACAAAAATTATATTATCTGACTGAGATCCCTGAAACTTGTGAGTAGTTATGCAGTAGGCTAGCTGAATGTGTTTTATTTTCGCTTTGGATAACGGGACCATAACCCCATCATCTTTCAGAAAATTAAAAACTCCATCGTTAATTACGGCAGTTCCTAACGTGCCATTGAATAAATTATCTTCCGACAAGTTTTTAGTACACATTATTTTGTCGTTTTCAGATATACGATCTTCACTTGGATTGACAATTTTCTTTATGTCAATATTTAATTTATTGATCGTGGCCGGTGGAAATTCCTTTGTATCCTTACACTGTTTTCCGTTTCTTGGACATAGTATTATTGTGTTGGCTAAATTGAGAAACTCACTTTTTATCAGCCTTAAAATATAATCATGTGTCTTTTGTGGGTTTCCAGTATTAATACATGTAAATAATTCTCCTTCGCTTTTTAAGTTTTTTGGAATTTGGCCGTGTCTTATTTCTGTTGCAGCCTTATATATTGCCTCCTTGGCCCTATGTGATGTTGTAAGTTCAGCAACCATTTCAGGGTATAAATTAATTATATCGTGGAACGGTTGCCCCTCTTCTATAGGTAATAACTGAGCTACATCTCCGGCAAGTATTAATCTTGATGGATTGCGCTTGATTATCTCAGCAAGTAAGCAACTTGATAACATTGAAGATTCATCGCATATAATAGATATTCCCTCAAGTGTATTCCTAGAAAAGTGAGTTCCCCTATATTGTAGCATACTGTGTATAGTGCTTGACTTAAATCCTGTTTCCTCAGTTATTCTACTTGATGCTCTTCCCGTAAATGAACAGAGTTCAACAGACTCACCTTGTTTTTTAAGTTCCCTGGCAATATGTCCAATTAGAAAAGTTTTACCATGGCCTGCGGGTGAAGTAAGCGCAACTATTTTATTATTTTTGCAGAATTCTACTGCATTTTGTTGTGATTCATCCAGTTGTATTTCATCCTGCATTTATATAACTCCTTATAATGTTTTCGTCTCTATAATGCCGGAACAGCGCAACCTCTCTAGTGTCGTCAAATCCTATTAAATTGTTTTCATTAAACATCTTTTTGGTTTGTTTTGCTGCTAAATTAACAGGTATTCCATTTTTAATAATACACTCTTTTAATTCTTCCCACGATACTAACGTGCTACCATTTGCAATGATTTTTATGCTATACAAAATAGCTGCTTCGATTCGCCTTTCATCTGAATCGCTTATATCAAAAAACTTTCTAATTTTTTGGTCAATATGAGTAAATCCATAATGTGGTAATTCAGCCAATTTGTAACAATTATTCTGAACAATTCCAATTGTTTTATCTTCCCATTTTTCCCAAGCAGATAAAGCCATATTAGTAGTAGATCCAATATTTTTAAGAAAAGTTATAACAGCGGTTTTATTCTTGTCATTTTCCAATAATTGAATTACTTCCTGTAATGCTACCAGTTTTTTATCTTTTAAACATTCAGAAAGTCTTTCGGTCCAACTTTCACCTAATTCATCCCATATTTTTTGAGCTGTTTTTTCACCTAATCCCGGTGTAATTTCGCAAGCATAAAATAAATATGTTTTTAAGTCTTTAGGTATATCACTTTGGCTCGATTGAAATGAGAATTGCTTTTCTCCTTTATACAAAGTCCAATCACCATCAAGGCTTAATTCTTGATATTCTTTAGGTCTGAAATAAACTTTACCTTTACAAATTCCTTGATCTGTGGAAAGTATATACCAAGTATCTTCATCAGAATTAAACTCCTGTTGCGGGTATAAAATTCTTTTAATCTTTACGTTTAATATCATTATTCCGCTCCTCTAAGATCTTATATGCAACCGCACTGGAAATTTCTGCATCATGGCAAAACAAAATTGAAACACCCATTAAGCTCAATTGTGCTATGCGCTTAGTGATAAACTTCGGTGATAATCTATAGTTTTGATGATTCGGAGATATTATTTCCCCATCTAATTCGGTGTAATAAAAACTAATTATATCACCTTCAACGATTACCAGTTTGGCTACATATAATTTCATTCGTTCTATTTCTCTACAGAATCTATTCCATCCTGTACTGATAGTACCAAGAAAATCACTACAGGATTTACGTTCAATACTGAAATTAGGATCATCTATAAGAGCATAATCCCCAGCATCTAGTTTTTGAATTTGAACAGTAACCCATTCAGGAAATGTCCATGGAGTTTGCTCTCGTGAATCCTGTATAATTTTCATGTTTAACCTATTACAAGAATGGATTTGTTGGTGAAACTACTTCTGCGGATACTGGAGGAATATTTGTATCCTTGATTTGTTGAGCTAACTCAGCAACCCTATCTTTTTTCATCGCTTTAGGTTTGTTTCCTCCTCCACCAAGATACGAAATATTAATATATTTCCCGCACTGGCTGGCTTTTGTTGTTGCTGTTGTCGTAACTCCAACCAGAGAATCAAGCCTTTCTATATCATTATCTTTCAACCCAAGCTCAGCTAATTTTTGCAAGGTTATTTGAGTTTGTGTACGATCTGAAAAAGTGCCACGGCCATAATTACTACTACATGATCCTATCCAGTGCTTTTGCGTTCCGATATTATCTTGGACTACGATTACAATTTCAAAAATTGAATCTTCATAAGTATTTGTTTCTGATACGAAAGATTCTTTTACTGTTACCTGACTTGTTCCTACTATGTTTAGATTCATTTCACTCATTTTATTTTCCTTATATTATTATTTTGATTGTACGCTTATTGTTTTATATACTTTTGTTCCTGGAATAATTGTTTGACCTTTATCCATTTTGACAAACTGTTTTAATTTCGATATATTAACCTCTAAAAATTGTCGTGGAATTTCTGCATTATTTACTACTTCAACATTCCATGTTTCAACAAATTTATTTGCTGTTGTTTTTGGTTTTTCAACTTTTGGAAGTTCTACCGTTATCTCTATAGGTTGATCAATAACCTCTGCATCTTCCCCAAATATATCTTTAGCTTGTTGTTCAAGGGATATTTGTTCAGCCGCTGCTTTTTCTGCTTCTGCCCTTGCTTTCTCTTCGGCTATTCTTCTAGCCTCCTGTTGTTCACGCATAAGTTTAGTTGCGTATTCATTGTTTAATGATTTGAGCCTGTTTAATTCGATGTTAAGCTCTTTAATCTCTTTCTTTTCTAAATTAGTGATTTCTTTTTTTAATGTGTCGATCGGTCTTGTACAGTTCAATCTCTCTCTGCCTAATGCTTTAATAAGTTTATTGATTCCTGACTGTATAGATCCTGAGTTTTCAAGGTCATCGTCTGAATTAACTGCTTTGATGTCAAGAGCTTTTGCCAGTGCGGTTTCTTTTTGCGTGATCCAGTTTTCTTTAATTAGATCAGTAGGATTAAATTTTATAATTTCCATTAGAATGGTATTCCTTCTATTTTGTTTATTGCTTCGTGAATCGATTGGTAATGGCCGGCCATTAATGTTTCATGCTTCATCTTCTCTGCTATCCTTAAACTTTCTAAAGGCATATTTTCCCATTTAACATCAAATAATTTCCCTGGCAGAGGACATTTAGTATAAACTTCAATTTGAATATCAAACGGATCAGGTTCGCTTTTAGGAAAAGCACTTATTGCAGCCTCCTTTATCGTTTCTTTTATTGATTCTTTTTTCATCGGTTCAGGTGTTTTTTGCGGAGTCACGTTGATTTCATTAGTGATGTTTTCAACTTCTTCAGGCGTATAAACACAATTAGTTGATATAGGATAGATTGCTCTTAATGCAGAACTAATACATCTAGATCTTAACATAGATTTAGTATATTTGATCCAATTATCCTTTTTATCTAATCCTGCAATTCTAGCATCTTCTATTGAAAATGTTTCTATAAGTATAGATCCATTTGGAGCTGTAAACTCTGCTTTTGCTATAGTGTTATCTGTTGTAATCCAATTGACTTTTCCGCCTTTGCCGATAAAATTAGCAAGCATTGCATCTGCTTTCATTGCAGGCTTGCCTTGAATGATATGATATGTACTGATAAATTGCATCAGGCTCATGTTTTCCTGAAAACATGTTGTAGCAATAACTAATCCTTCCGCTGGGTTTTTTGCTCCAAACATACCGGATTTAGCTAACATTGTTCCCAATTCTGCCATTTCTGACATAGATTTAATTGGTAGTTTTTCTAATTTCACTAATTCGTTATTCATTTATCTCCACTCCTATACTATATTTAATATTTTTTTGGTATCTTCGATTAGAGTTGCCGATGAGAAATAGACACACCCTGGACACTTATCATCAGTATGTGGGCAATCGCTGCACACTTCATCGCACACCTTATATGCCAGTGCCTCGATAAGTTTATTCTTCTGATTATCGGTCATAATATTGCCTCGTTCCTTGACCTTTGATCCGTGAGGACGTAATTAACGCCGGACCTTTGTAGTTTGCTTCTGAAATTAAGCCTTGATATGGCTAGTTTTAGAGTAAGAAATCCTAGTTCAGCCGTCCAATCCTCGCAGGTAAATGATTTTGATTTCATCATATCACCCTCGCATGTTTGTCAAAAACTGGTTGACTCCGCAGCCTGTTGGCGTTGATAGATGGAGATGAGATATAGTCAGCGCATCTTCTGCAAAGGATTTCACCATCGTCCGATATCCAGACTTCCGTAATAGTAATGTAGTAGTCTCCGCACTTTTCGCATGTAGCCATGATTGACTCCTTGAATTAGGCCTGTTCTATGATAAATTCATAGAGACAGGGATTAGGGTTGAATTTGATAGTTTCATTTGTTACGGTCCTTACTGCTCGATTGTTATATAGAGTAATTGAGGTGTGAACTTGATTACTCTTTTTATTTTTCTTCATTCTCATATCCTTTTTTAAGTTTTGTTTTAATTCGTTAGATTTATTAATTCTAGTCCATAATTAATAATTTTAGTCTGGATTTCTTTTTTTGCATCATAAGCAGCATCATAAGAAGCAGCAGCAGCATAAGCAGCAGAAGCAGCAGCAGAAGCAGCATAAGCAGCAGAAGCATAAGCAGCAGAAGCAGCAGAAGCATCATAAGAAGCAGCAGCAGCATAAGCAGCAGAAGCAGCAGCAGAATAAGCAGCAGAAGCAGAAGCAGAAGCAGCAGAAGCAGCAGAAGCAGCAGAAGCAGAAGCTTTGTTTTCTTTTGAAGGATTATCTATGCATTTTTTTGCTGCTTCAATTGCTAATCTTGGTCTTTTATCATTAGGATATTTCTTTTCAAAAATATCAATTACCAATTCAGTACTATATACAGCATAAGATACATATTGTTTATATGTCATAATCCTAACAATTAGCCAATTGGCCCAGTCATTATGATCTTCTGCAAGTTTTAATATTTGATCTCTATTACTTAAACCTTCGCAATTTTCACACCACCATTTATACCCATCGGTACATGGATTTTTACTTTTTAAAAATTCTCTCGTTATTTTCATATTAACTCCTTACCATAATTTTTTCGCTTTTAGTGCTGATATTAATAGTGAATTAGTATAATGTCTTTTTTTAAGTCCTTTCTTTTCCTTTAATATTTCTTTAATTCTGTTGTTGATGTCTTTCGACACCTCGATAGTAGTATAATCCGTCTTTGACTTATATTGCTTCATCCTCCCTCCTTCCATATAATCAATATATATTTGCTTTTCGTTTTTATCAATGGTTTATTTAATTTGTTTTACTTTTTTCTTTAGTTTTCTTTATTTTACTATTGAGTATGTTATTAGAATAGGCTAAAATGTTAGTAAGATAAGATATAGTTTAATTTAAAAAGGAGTAATATCATGACTTGCAAGATGTGTGGAATGAAGAACATGAAGGACATTGAGAAATGGTTTGCCGAGAATGGAATGGTTGTATGTAGTAAATGCGCCAATCATATTATTAACATCCGGGAGGATAAAAAAAGCCAATCCGTTATGAGATTGGCGTAAATTCTAATTAGATAAGTATATCTTGCTTATCTATTGCTCTTACTGTTTCAGGAATTTAACCTGACAGTAAAGGCTTTTCTGCAACAATAGGAACTTAGAATTTTACTAAATCCCTACTCCTGAAATTGGAACTGATATGTTCTTATTGTCTGACCAATTCGGAGATCCTGACCTTTCGTAGGATCGCATTAACTGACCATCTGAAAAGTATTCTTTCTCACTTACGCTCTGACAACTCGTCAGAAGTATCAATGTTACTACTATCATTACTATTATTATTAAGATCTTCAATTTTGGATTCCATGTTTTTTAGTTTGGATTCTAAATCTATTATTATTTGATTAGCTTTTCGAAGGCTGTCTTTGCATATGTCTAATATATTCATTTTTCTTTGTCATTGAATTTAGGTGTCTTACTTCTACTTTCAAAGACTCCTAATATAACCATTAAAGCACAAACAGACTTAGCTATGTTGTTGTAGTAACTTTCATCAAATTCAAAACCTACTTGTTGA